GTTGATTCCATCATGTGCTTTCTTTACTGCTATAGCTGTAACACCAACAGTAAACCATGCTGTGTTCTTTAATACTTTAGTGAATGTACCCATAAGATTACTCCTTTAGTAGTTAGTTAGGTATCATACATAGAGGAAGATAAAGACATGCAGTACGTTACAGTACTGTAGGGATTTATATATGTACTCATCATGGGCATACGTGTGTGAATGTAGTGAGCACATGGTGTGACCGAAGAGTGCATGGTTAAGATAGCTGGGTCAGGGAGTGTGCGAGCTGACACTTCTAACCAATCTATCCTAAACCAACCAACTCAACGGTTCTCAACCAAGGCAACCCAATTACAAGGGGGGTACTTGTAATATGTTCCTCCCACACACATTCTTGTTACAATTTTGAAAAGAGTATTATGAAACTAATGATTCCTTTAAAGCGTTGTAATGTGTAAGTTAGCTATATTAAGTTCAAGTGTATTATGAAAAGTAAGCTCAAAAAAGAATATGAAGTGTTTAATATGAATACTGGGCATTGGGAAAAGAAGGTGATGACCGAGCAGCAATATGACAAGATGGTAGAGGAATCAAATAAGATTACAGAGTCAATTAGTGCTGAATATGAGATCATATCTAAGATAATAGAGCAAAACTTAAATATGGATAAAAACTCTAATGAGAGTATGGATTAAAACATATAGATATATATATAACCATATAGCTATATGGCCATATAGCTCTATGTACATATAGCTAAACGTGGAAATAACAAGAAAAATAGATGGGAAAACTGGTAAACATCCAGTATATACGAAAGATCAAGCTAAACAAAAGAAGCTTGATTACGTATATTGGCGTCAGGCTGAAGTTGGCGACTGGGGTTTAACAGATGATGGGTATGTAGCGGAATGCTATGATAGAAAGAACTACACAGATAAGAACGGTAGAGTAAAAACGTTTATAAAACTTACCTGTGGAGTAGGATGGGATAGTGGATTCTCAAAAATAAATTTTTTAACAAATCATGAATATGGGGTGTATAGTAAAACAAACCCTAAAAGGACATGGGATGCAGAAGAATCTGGAAAAGTACGTGCTAAAAATACTGTTGCCGCATATGCACAAATGGTGTTTGAGGATGGAAAAGTGGACTATGACGCTCTTGGTAAGATATACAGACCTGAACAGAAAGTCCCCACTGCAACAGTACGCAGATTCCTTAAACAAAAGGTAGCAAAGCGTATGGTCGAAAAGAAAATCAAAGAATTATTACTAGATAAAGCCATTAATAAAGAGTTTGCAGTAGATAATATACTACGTGCGCTAACAATGGCTGAAAATAAAGGCGATGTTAACAACTTTTTAAAGGCAAATGACTATCTAATGGATTTATTAGAAATGAAGCCTAATAAACAGATGATAACAGACACGATACAGGTGGATATGACGAAGCAAATAGCGGATACTATTGCTAAAGAAGAAAAGAAGTTGACATTGCAAAGGAAATCCGAGACGAATGAAGTACAACAATGAAGCAGAAAGAGAATACGATGGTGTAACAGACGATCGTATGAAAAATCAGCAGTTAGATGTAGCTATTAGAGCTTTACATGTAATTGCTGTGATGCAAAATAGCAAAGATAGCAATGTAACAAATATTGCTATAGATGCATTGCGTGAAATGGAAACATATGGGTATCTATACGATACTCTTTCATTGGAATATGATTGATTGTTTTCATATTGCACTGTAAAAGAAAAGAAATGTCCATTTGCTGGTAAGTACCAAGATAATGTACATTGCGGACTAGAAAAAGGGGGGATATTGGAGACAAGGGTAGATAATATAAGAAAATGCCCTTGGAAACCAAAAAAACGTGGTAAATTTTAAAGAATATTATAAATATGGCGATGAGGCAGAGCAACGCTTTGTTAAAAGCCTACAAGTCTATGGATTTAAAAATAAAAAATCCTCAGATCATGATGATATACATAATCATTGGGATTATATAGTTAATTTTCCTTTTAAGGTAGATGTTAAAAGCTCTAAAAGGTTTAATAAAGAAAATATCCATCCAAATGATGCATATGTTGTATTAGAGATAAAAAACGTACATGGTAACAAAGGTTCTATCTATGGAGACGCTGATTTCTTTGCGTATGAGTTCCATGATTACTTTATATTGGTATGCACAAAAGTTCTAAGACTATGGATTGCTACATCAGTAGATATGGGAGATTATGCAGACCATGTACGAGATTCTTACAAGAAAGTATATACAAGGAAAGGCAGAGAAGACCTAATGACTATATTGCCATTGAACGCTATTAAGAAAATGTCATCAAGTATTATATTGAAAAATGTCAGTAAAGCATAAAGACTATATACAAGATAAATTAAAAACTAACATGATTATGTTTGGTAAAGTAATTATGTCTAATATGTTCTCTGCTGCATCTCCTGATTTTCATTACAAGATAGCAGACGCTATTACAAATAATAAAAATAAACAAGTAAATATAATTGCTCCACGTGGTCATGCTAAATCCTCTATTGTAGGAGGTGTTTACCCCCTTTTCCACATCATGAATGACAGTGGAGCAAAACTTATTGTGTTGGTATCCCGTACCCAAGATCACGCCATCAAGCTCCTTGGCACCATCAAGGACACTATAGAATACAGCGAAGCCTTCAGACAAATCTATGGGTATTGGGGCCAACACAGTGCAAAGCAATGGGCAAAGTCAGAAATAGAGCTTAAAGACGGTACAATGATTATATGCAAAGGGACAGGTCAGCAGTTACGTGGTATTAAGGTAGGTAGCCAAAGACCTACATTGATTATTGTAGATGATCCAGAAGATGAAAACAATACAAAGACTGCTGAAGCAATGGAACAGAACTTACGCTGGTTATTGCAGAGTGCTGTACCTTCATTAGACCCTAAGAAAGGTAAAATTATTGTAATTGGGACACCACAGCATCAAAGATGTATGGTAGAGATATTAAAAGAAATGAAGGGCTGGATTAATATGCATTTTGCTCCAGACCTAGATAAGAATATAGCATTATGGGAAGATTGGCAGCCTATAGCTAAATTAGTGCAAAAGAAAGAAGAATTAGAATCTATTGGTAGAGCTAGTGTATTTTATCGTGAATATATGTGCCAAATTGTTGGTGATGAAGATCAGCTCTTTCAAGAGAAGTATATTCAGTATCATGACTATGAATTAAAAATTGACAAAGTAGGAAATCATTATCTAAAGAATGATAAAGAAGAGTTTCCTGTAAATGTGTTTATGGGGGTTGACCCTGCTTCTTCGGTTCGCAAGACGGCAGACTACTCTGTAATCATGCCCGTTGCGGTAGACGAAAACAACAAAAGGTATATTCTCCAGTATTACCGCCAAAGGGCAACTCCCATGCAACTTGCAGAAAGCATTATCGAGTATTTTAAGATATTCAAACCAGTAAAGGTACGAGTAGAGAGTGTAGGCTATCAGGAAATGCTACGAGAATACTTGAGACAGCGATGTGATGAAGAAAAAATATTTATATCTGGTCTTGAAATAAAAGAAAGTCCAAGAACCAGTAAGTCTTCACGCTTAGAAACTATGCAACCTTATTTTGCTCAAAAGAAGATGTATATGCTAGAATCAATGTCAGAGCTACGTGACGAGCTTCTATTATATCCTCGTGGGAAACATGACGATCTTTTAGATGGTCTTTTTTATGCAATGAAAAAATGTTACCCTCCTCATCATAAAGGCGTTGTAAAAGAAAATAAAAAGTCTTATACTCTAGATAATTTGGACGATATAAGCTGGAAGATAGCTTAATTTGGAACAAATTACCTAAAGTAAACGTTTAAGTTGATAAAAGTCTGACTTTCTACATTGCATCAAGATACAAATAAAGATACTGACGTACAATTAACACAAGACCTCTTAACTGATTATGCTTCAGCCCGTGAAAACTGGATAACGCAAGCAGTAGAGGATAATGAGTTTCGTAATGGAAAACAATGGAGTGACGATCAAGTTACTGCACTTCGTAAACGTGCTCAAGAGCCTTTAGTAGTTAATGTAGTACATTCTGCAGTAGAGCAAGCAAAAGCAATGCTTACTGCTAACAATCCAAAATTTCAATCAACAGCAAGAGAGAATAGTGATGCTAAAGTCGGCAGGATGTTTTCCGATTTAATGGCTTACATATGGGATCATTCTAATGGCAATGTAGAGTTAAAACAGGCGATAGACGATTACTATGTTAAAGGCATGGGTGTGATGATGGCTTATATAGATCCCGATGCCGACTTTGGTGCAGGTGAGGTTAAGATTAATGCAATAGACCCACTTGAACTATTTATTGATCCTAGTAGCAAGGATCCTTTTTGTAGAGATGCTGCTCATATTATAGTTGGTAAAATCATTACGCAAACACAGTTGATAGCAATGTATCCTGAGTTTGAAGATATTATTAGAGAAAGTAGTGAAACTAACTATCTTAACACAGCTTCTGATTCTCGTCATGCATTATTAAATGAAGATGTAACATTAAAGAGAAGACTGACTGGTCAGTCTATTACAGAAGAAAGAGAATTAGAATTATTTGAACGCTACACAAAAATTAAACTTCCTTATTATAAGATCTATGATCCTTTGAGCAATGACCAGAGAGTACTAAATGAAGTACAGTATGAGGAATACAAGAAAGAGCCTATTGTTTTAATAACAAATGCTGGGGAACAAACAATCCATACAGATAAAGCAAATGTTAGTCAATATATCGAAATAGCTGAAAAAATAGGCACTACATATCATTTAATGATGGATCCCAATACAGGGCAACCTACTCCTATGGCAGGAGAAGAACACCAAGGATCTATACCAAATAGCACTACAACTATTGATATTCTTACTAAAGAAGATTTAATAGAAGATGGTGGTATTATGGTTAATGAAATAGAAATGACTCAAATACAACAATGCGTAAGTGTTGGAGATCATAAAATGTTTTTAGCTTCTTTACCTATAGAAGAATATCCTATTGTTCCTTTTATGAATGGATTTAATCGTAATCCGTACCCTATGAGCGATGTCAGACTTGTCAAAGGGCTACAGGAGTACATTAATAAGATACGTTCTTTAATTGTAGCTCATGCTTCCAGTTCAACCAATGTAAAGCTTTTAATTCCCAGAGGGAGTATGGATAAAGCTAATTTAGAGGCTGAATGGGGCAAAGCTGGTACAGCAGTTATTGAATTTGATCCTGAATTAGGACAACCTATTGTTGCAGGGCCAGTACCTTTACCGAATGAGTTATATAAGAATGAAGCAGACGCAAAGGCAGATATTGAACGAATACTGGGAATTTACGCATTGATGCAAGGTGATATTGGTAGTGCACCTCAGACCTTTAAAGGTACTGTCGCTCTGGACGAATTTGGTCAACGTAGAATTAAATCAAAAAGAGATGACATTGAAGAGTGTCTTAACCAATTAGCTAAAGTAGTTGTCGGTCTTATTCAATATGTATATACAGATCAAAAGATATTTAGGTTGATGCAGCCTAATAACAGACCTCTTGAAATGGAAATCAATAGTCCAATATATGATGATATTGGAAATCTAATGGGTAAGGTAAATGATGTTACTATTGGTAAATACGATGTGGTGGTTCTATCAGGCTCAACTCTTCCATCTAATCGCTGGGCACGGTTTGAGTACTATATGCAATTATACAGTTCGGGTCTTATCGACCAGATCGAAGTACTCAAGCAGACTGATGTCGCTGATATGGAGGGTGTACTTGAACGTGCAGGTCAGATGCAGAAAATGCAGTCCCAGATACAAGCGCAGACAGAAGAAATTAAAAACCTTAAAGGAGATCTCCAAACTGCACAAAGAGAATCTCTCCATGATAGAAAGCGTGTTGAGGTCAAAGAATTTGAAAAGAAGCTTGCAAAAGCTGAAGCAAAAGTAGAAATGGCGCAGAAGTTATATCAGACTCGTCTTGCAGATGAGCTGAAAGTAGCTAAAGAAGATATAGCAGAGTTTGATGCACGTAGAAATACATCAAGACAAATGAATGAAGAAATGTTAAGGCTGGAGGAATAATGAACATTTTTGAACATATTCCTTTTACAGCTCCATATAGATACAAAAGAGATCCAAAGGCTCGTGATGCTGATCGTATTGCTTATTTAAAAGATAGAGAATATTTTGATAATTACTCTGGCTATCCAGATTATTTAAATAAAATAAGAACAGACATAAATGATCACGAAACAATATGGTCTATTTTTGTAGGTGAGCCTAAGGGTAAAGATTATGAAGCATTTGTTAACGCCAGTACTAGCGAAAAAGAACAAATGTTAAAAAATAAAGCAAGTGATACAGATGATGCTTTGTGGAGATCTAAAGAGTGGATGAGAATATCAGGAAATCCAGAAGCTGAAGAAGATTATATACCTAGTGCTTTAGAATATATTAATCCTTTTACTAAAGACTTACCACAAGGCAATACATTAAACACGGGAGATTTAAGATAATGGCGTACGGGAAAATATTACAACGGGCATTACAAGGTGCTAAGAATTTAGGGCAAGCTGGAAAAAATTATGGAAGTATTGCTAGAGATAGAGGAGCTGATTTATTAAGAAATAATCCAGAGTACATTGGAGCTGCAGGTTTAGCTGGTACTTTAGGTGGTGGAATTGCATATGGTATTTCTGAAAGTAATGAGGAATCTAAAATTAATCAGTATCAAGCTTTGAGATCGCTTATAAAAAGTGAAACAGGTGGTTTAGGTGGTTTAGTGTACAACAAAAAAAAGGATCATTATGTTGTTACATATTCAGGGTCTCCTAAAGATTTAAAAGAAAATAAACATTTTAATGCTTTAAAATATATAATTGATAATACAAATGATAAGCTTGATATAAAAATGAAAACATCTATTCATGCTTTATCTTCAAAACGATCTGATCAACATAAAAAACAAATTGAAAAAATGCTTTCTACTCCAGAAGGAGCCAAGGAACTTGAAAATTATTTAATGACAACTGAAAAAATGATGCAAAATCCATATTCAGATGATTATGGAGCTGCTAGAAATGTTCCAAATCCATTTATGCAAGGTTTACCACAGGGTGATACTATGGGAGCAGAGAATTTTAGTTAATGAAAAAATTGAAGAAAGCGGTTGCTGGAAATAACCAAATCGCAAAGGAAAAGTAATGGAGAATATCATAGAAGTGAGTAATGCTGGTGATGCACCAGTAGAACAGGCTGCTGTACAAGTAGAGCAACCTAGAATACTGGCAGAGGAAGTACCTGTAGAAAATGCTACAGGTGTGGATCAACCAATTACTCAAGAAGCAACACAAGAAACTTCCTCTAAAGACGACTCAACTCGTTTTGAATATTGGCAATCACAAGCTGATAAAGCCAAGGGTGAATTAGGACAGATTCGTCAAGAATTAGATTATTATAAGAATAGTCTTGCTCCAGTTGAGCAGATGATTCGGAATAACCCACAAGTTCTTGACCAGTTAGAACAGACACCCTCCAATGGACAACCTCAAGCATACCCAAACCAAGGATTGCAAGAGACTTCACTGAAGGAGCCATCAGCCCCAGAAAGACCACATTCATACAATGAGGTAGATGCTTATAATGATCCAGAGAGTGATTCATTTAAGTATCGGTTAGCTAAAGAAAACTATCGTGATGATTATCTTGGTTTTTTACAAAAAAAAGATCAAGTAAGAGAAGCAGAGATGCAACAAGCATATCAACAACAAATGCAACAGCAGCAAGCGCAAATGGTTCAGCGTCAAGCGATGAGTCATGCTGTAAACAACTTTGGTTGGGATCAGCAGAAATCTGCTGAATTTGTTGCTTGGTCTCAGAATCCTCAAAATCTAACGATGGATAATTTAGCAAAGTTGTTTGAATTGAGAACAAATACTGACCCAGTAGTACAGCAACGTAAAACAGAAATGCAAAATCAGGCAGAGCGTTTGGCTGTTCCTAGAACTGCAGCAGTGCAGACAGGAAAAGCTGAACAACCTCGATCTGATCAGCAGTTGTTTAACGATGCTTTCTTTGGTAAGTAATTTGTTGTAAAGTAAACTAGACAAATAAGGAGTTAACAAATGGCAGCTACAGAAAAGCAGCTAATGCAAGGAGCTTCTGGTGTACTTTATACGGATAGACGGAATTTTTACGTAGATCCGCAGGTCACTAAGGAGCTATGGACAGACGTTGCACCTTTTACTACAATGGTTAGTAATCAGGAAATGCGAAAAGTCCCAGACCCAATTTTTAAGATGTTTGAACATCGTAATCCTTGGGTAAAACAAGAGTTTCAAGCAGCAGAAGGAGCCACATTAGATAATGATGACAATGGGGATTCTTTAGAAGTTGATGGAGCAAGTAATTTAGCATCTTCACCAGATTCTTCTTGGATCGGTTTGGTTTGTGAGATATGGGATGTAACAAAAGCAACAAACAGAGGAACTGCAGTTGTTACAGCTATACCAGAAGCAAATCACATTACTGTAAAAGCATTAACAGGAGCGGCTATTTCCGTTTCTAATAATGATTATTTTATGGTAGTAGGTAATGCACATGGTGAAGGTAGCTCAGCTCCAGAAGCATGGGCAGATGAATTGCAAGTAGTCTATAATTCTACTCAAATCTTTAAGACACCTTTACAGGTTACTGGTACTTTAGAAGCAGCAGTACTTCGTGGAGAGTCTTCAGAATTGTCTAGACTTCGTAGGCAAAAAGCTCAAGAACACAAAATGCAAAAAGAAAAAGCATTTTTGTTTGGCCAAAGATTAGGCGGTACGGGCTTGCAAGAAGCATCTTATGGAGCTGGAAATAACGATACTAATAATGATGAAACATTTGCAGATGGCGGAAGAACTGATTCAGATGGGAATTTAGTTCGTTCAACATATGGAATTATTTCAGCATTAGAAAAGTATGGTGAGTCTACTTCTACACACGATGCACAAAACGTATTTACTATTGATAGTTCTTACGGATACGCAAACTTTGTAGATGACATGGAAAAAGTATTCCAGTACATTCCAGAAGCAGGTGTTAAACGTGCATTCTGTGGTGCTGGGGCACTTGGTTACTGGTCTAAAATGGCTGGTGCTTCAGGGATAGCTGGCAACTCTGGTTGGACAGTTTCTATTGGAGACATGAAACGTGATGCTCTTGGTTTTAACTACAGGGTACTTGAAACGCCTCACGGCATGTTGCAGTTGATTCCAACTCCAGCACTACGTGGGCCTTATAACAAGTTCATGGCAGTTGTATCTGATGAAAATCTGTTTCATGCAGTTTATCGTCCATCTATGTATCAGACAAACATTAAGACCGATAATGCCTTTGATGGTGTTAAAGATCAATACATGTCTGATGAAGGTGTTGGTATACAGCTAATTGAAAGTCATCATCTGTTTAAAATCACAGCGTAAGGAGGCTTATAATGGCTAGACCTTATTTAGGTGGTTCAAGTGCAGGAGTCAAGGAATTGACTGCCGCTTCAACTTTAACTATTGCTGATAGCGGTAAAGTTCTTATGCTTAACTCAACTTCTGAGTTTGCAACAACTTTACCTGCTCCTAGTAACATTGGATGGGAAGCTACATTTATTGTAAAAGGTGCACCTTCTGGTGCAAGCTATACAGTAGTAGCTCCATCAGGTGCAATACTAGGTTCAGTAAGTGCTGGAGCTGCTGATGATGTAGCAGATACAAGTGATGGTAGTGATACTACAATTACATTTGTTGATGGATCAGCAGTTGCAGGCGATTATATAAAGTTGGTAGCAGATGGTACTAATTTTTATATAGTTGGCGGTCTTGGAAAAGTTGCGGCTGGTATAACGATTAGTTAATAAACAAAACAAGTTGGGGGAGCCTAGTGCTCCCCTGACGTTGGAATAAAAATGCTAATGAATGCAAATAAAACAGGAAGTACAAAAAGAATGGTTTCTAAAAAGAAAAAAAAGAAATCAATGTTTAAGTCTGTAATAGACGCTTTAAAAAAGCCTTTAAAAATTAAATGACACAAAAGCAATTAATAGAAACAGTAAAGCAACATCATCCTGATTTAGGAGAAACACAAATACGTATCTTTTTAAATAAGGCGTTGGATGAGTTTTGTAGAAAAACAAGAATACTAAATACCGTATATACGTTTCCTAGTGTAGCCGATCAAAGATATTATGATTTAGATGATAGTATATCTGAAATTACTAGAGTTGATTATGATGGATATGAGATACCACGTTTAGTAGGCAAACCAGAAAAAACAGATGTCAGTTGATCAAAGAACAGCAGCTTTAAAAAAAGTGTGGTGGATAGAAAGAGATTCCATTGGTCTTGCTATGGTATCAGATGCAGATACTAGCACAGATTATATTTCTGTTAATGAAGTAAAAACAGTTACGATCCATGCTGTAAAATTGGACGAAGATTTTGTAGCATCTGGAACAGGGATTACTATGACAGAATCCCCTGCGATTCCAGCAGAGTTTCATGATGCATTGGCTACATATGCAATAGCCAAAGGGTATGAGCTAAACCCTGCTACTTTACAATCTGCTCAATATTTTAATAATGAATGGGAAATGTGCATAAGAGAAGGAAAGAAATATGCCAATAAAGGAAGAGATGGCTCTGGCTATCACATAAGACAATACGATTATTAATGGTAGAAATTTTTACAGGTACAGGATATTGGTCTGACTTAACAGAAAGTTGGGATACAATTACATTTCCTTTAACATGGGATGTAGCTATTTCCTTATCGGAAGTATCTGGAAACAGTACTTCTTATACAGAGCAAACTATTTCTTCTGCATCATTTACAGAATTAAGTATTTCTGCGCCTTCTTATTCGGAACAAAGTACTACATCAACAAGTTATACTGAGGTAGCATGAGTTTTAAAACACAAATAGAAGATTTAATAGGATCTGTTGGAGATGATGATTTAATTTCAAGCTCTATACAAGATATAGGAGCTGAGATTATAGACGTATTACCAGTAGAAAAGTTATTACAAGTAGCAAAAACTACTGCAATAACAGATTCTGGTTTAACTACTGCAGGTAAAAAAGTATTAGCAGTAGACAAAGGAGACTTAGCAGCTAGGGAAATCCCAGCAATACAAAAAGCTAAATTTAATGATACTACATCTATATATGCAGCTAGCGATACAGATCCAGTATATTATTTAGAAGATGAGAAAGTATACGTAAATGGAGCTGCTGGTAGTGGAGCTACATCGGGTCATTTACATTATGTACCTAAGATACCTACTACAGATGGAAGTACAGCTATAGTACACGGTAGTTCTACGGTAGCAAACTTTCCACAAGAAGCAGAAAGATTATTAGTATTAGGTGGATCTGTTAGATGTTTGCAAAGATTGATGGCTGATAAAACAGCTAGTTTGCCGACAGATATATCAGCACCTAGTTTACCTGTGTCTCCGTCTACACCATCTTCTCCTTCTTTTACATACACAAATGCAAGTGTAAGCGATATTACTCAGCCATTAATTTCTATTAGCGATATGGCTGATTTAACAGAATCTGCTCCTAGTTACGTTCCTCCAGTTATAACACTTCAAGGAGCGCCAACTATATCAGATTTAAGTATAACAGCAACTGCTCCAGTAGCACCAGCTTTAACAAATAACTCTGTTAGTTTTAGTGCGACTGCTCCAGTATATACTCCTCCAGTTGCTTCTCCGTCTTTTAGTACAGTAGATACATTTATATCTACAGATGAAGATGTCGAATTAGCAAGTGCAAAGATACAAGAAATCAATGCTCAAATAGGAGAATATCAATCTAATATACAAAATCAATTAAATGTATTTAATGATGCAAATGTCGAATATCAAGCAGAACTTCAAAAGGCTATGAAGAATGCTGATTTATCACAAGCAGATGATTCACAATTAATGCAAAAATATCAAGCTGACCTGCAGTCTTATCAAGCTCAAATTAGCAAAGAAGTACAGGAATATCAGCAAAACATGGAAGGGGATTTAAGAGTCTGGCAAGCAGAAAGACAAACAGATTTACAAAAATATAGTGCAGATATACAAAACGCATTAAACTCTTTTAATGAAGCAAATGTAGTATATCAGCAAGATATACAAAGGAAAGGACAAAACTTTCAAAAAGATAGTCAGTCTGCTATTCAAAATGCACAGCAAGAATTTAATACACGCAAAGCAAATTTAGATAAAGATGTACAATTAAATTTGCAAAATGCTATAAACAATTTTCAGCAAAATGTCCAAGAGTACAAATCTACATTAGATAAGTATAGATCTGAATTGCAAGACTACCAAGCTGAAGTAGGTTCTGTATTGCAAAAATATAGTGCAGACGTACAGAGTTATAATGCAAAAATGCAAAAGCATAATATGGATTATCAATGGAAGCAAGGTCAGTATCGTCAGTTAAAAGCTGAATACAATCAAGGCTTGCAAATTTTAATACGTGGTGATATGCCACAACAACAAGGAGGATCATAATGGCAGATACAGCAAGAGGCGTAGTATCTATGACCCCAGTAGTGACTATTACTGCTGATGACGATTCAGATGCAGTAGACGTTATTCATCATCAAATAAAGCAATCATTAGGTGGCAAATTAGAATATGTAAAAGCAGATGCTAATGATAAATGGGTTTATAGTACATCAAGAGATATTACAGGAACAAGCGCAGATGTAATAGCGAGTGGAACATCTTATACGGATTCTGGAACAACAGTTGTTGGAGATCATATAAAATATTTATTTTTAAAAAATAGTGGGACTACAGATGGCTCTACTGCTACTTCAGCTAAAGTATACATATGCTTAGATGCTGGGGATGCAGCTTCTGTAGGCGATGTTCTTGAAGTAGGTGCTAATGAAGCTATTAATTTAAAATTTAAAGATGGATTAGATTGCGGTGATGTGCATGTTGCAACTTCAACAGGAACTGTTAGGTGCACAATTGTAGCAATTTTAGATGACGTATAGAATTTAATCAACATGCCCATGAGAATAGTCAAGCTCGGTAAGGCATAAGAAGGAGAAACAAGATGGCTGGAGGAAAACAAAAGTATACAGTAGTAGAGGCTGGTAATATCGGAGCTGGGCAAGTTGGATCCATGTTTATAGATACAACTGCAGCAGCTAGTCCCCCAACGGATTCCGTATTTGTTGCGATTACATTTTTAGAAGATTCTGTTTTTGATGCAAGTGGTGGTCTGGTAGCAGAAGATTCAGATATGTATCCTAACACACAAGCAGCAGCACATGATGAATCAGATGGTTCTGAAACAACAACACAAGGATCAGGCGGTGCTCAAATAGACGCAAGCAATACATTCCCACAAGGTCTTACTATTTTTGGACGATGGACAGAAATAGATCTTACTTCTGGAATGGTTATAGCGTATATAGGTTAATATGAAATTAGGAATATCAGTATCTATTGCAAGTATCGCAACTGCAACTGCGGCTATAGCAGGTAAAGTTCGAGACTTATGGGGCAGTGTTACTGATTTTTGGCAAAACGAACACCGTAAATGGGAAGATATAATATAAAGGATTTATTATGGCAAGTTTAACAGGATCAACGATAGCGAGTAGTTATATCTCACTTTTAAAATTAGATGGTAACACAGCTTCAACTGCTGATGGTGATGGCAGTAATGCAATACAGGTAAAAACTGGAGATAACGATGCAACTCCACTTTATTTAAATACAGATAGATTAGGAATAGGTGGTCAGCCATTATCGGCTTTAATGGTTCAAACTACAAATGCTTTAGATGTTACTACAGCTCCTACTGGTTCAATTAGTTTTGGTTCTCCAAGTTCGACTCTTCAAGGTGCAATTTCTGGAAGGCAAACTTCTAATACAACAGCATTGCATCTTATGGGTAGTGGGGCAGATGGTAATACAAGTGGAGATATGATTTTTAATGTAAGAGAAAATGATAACTCTACCTTTGCAACTCTTACAAATAGTGCATTTAAGTTTCAACATTTTTCTACTGATTTAGTTACAATATTACGAAATGGAAATGTTGGTATCGGTGAAAATTCTCCAAACCAATTATTGCATTTGAAAGCAACAAATGGCTCTGAAATGGTTCTACAAAGAACTTCTGGGGATACAAGTAATCTTTTAGGCGGTATTCATTTTGGAAATTCAGATGTAGATGAATATTTATCTTCTATTTATTCATATCAAGATGGTGCTACTGATTCTGCATACTTATCTTTCCATACAGAAGTAACTGGTGGAGCTAAAGCTGAACGCATGAGAATTACATCTGCTGGTTTGGTTGGTATTGGTGCAACGCCTATTTTACCATTAACAGTGCAAGGTGCAAGTGGTAATATAGCAAATTTTACAAATGGCACTAATAGCTTGGTAGCTTATGTAGACAACTCAAATGTCCAAATTGCAAATAATACAGCTTTAGATGCTGAAAAAATAAATATGTCTACTGCAAATAACGCTATAGAATTTTATCAAGGTGGCTCTAAAAAGATGACGCTTACTTCTACAGGATTAGGGATTGGAGCAAGTCCTCAAACTGCTCTTTCTCCAAACTTAACTATTGAAGGTGCTTCACCAGCTTTAATTTTAAGAGATAGTAATTCTTTAGCGAATAATTTTTATACAATTTATTCTGCTAATGGGGATATAGAACATTATTTTGACCACGAAAAAAGCGTATCATTTGCAACAACTACAGATTACTTTGGTAGTGGTGAAAGCACAAAATTAAAAATTGATGGAGCGACAGGAAATTCAGACTTTCAAGGTAACTACATAGTAAACGAGCAAGGCAGACAGAACCATGTAGCCAATACAATGTCCTCTCCATATTATAGATTTGATGGCGTAGATGATTTAATTACAACAGGAACTTATGCTTATCACGAAGATGTAACTGTTACTGCATGGGTTCGCTCTGAAAATCCAAGTAGTGCAAGACAAGAAATAATTTCACTTGGTAATAATTACTCAGCAAGTGATACAGATTGGATATTGTATCTTGATACAGATGGTACTTATAACGGTGATGTTTTAAGAGAGTCTGGTTATCATGGATATATAGATAGTGGTGTAAATGTTTGTGATGGAAAATGGCATCACCTTGCATTAACAGTTTCAGGAGGTACTTCTACAGATGGAGTAGCAATCGTATATGTAAATGGAGTTGCTAAAGCTACAAATAGTTCTATAAGAAATTTTACAGCAGAAAATGGTGAGTTTCATATTGGTGCAAGAGTAGATGGGGGAGGTCATCAATTAAATGGAGAAATAGCTGGAATTACAGTATGGAATAAAACAGCTACGGCAACAGAAATAAAAGAACTATATAGTGGTGCAAGTGTACCTTTTAAGTACAAAGGTGCAAATCAGACATCATTAGTAACAGGAGATGATAGCACATTTGCTTCTG